GCAAGGTATCGCCGGCCGCATAGTCAACGTCAAGCCCACCAAAATAGTTGTGACGATGGCCCTATCTGCACTAATAGTTGAGTTCGTTGAGTTTGTAGTTCCTGCTGGCTACGCCTACAGTTTAGATCCTGTGGATTATGATGAAGTCTTAGACCGACAAAATAAGCCGACGCAACGCGCGACATTGGCTAGGTCAGAGGGTGCTTGGCCAAAACCAGTCACCCAGACGTTTAACAAGGCTGAGGCCTATGCCAACGTCAAAGACTCACGTATCATATCCCAAATCAACGGCGTTGATAAGCGGGACTACAGCATGTTCATGTATGCTTTTGAGGTTATCCTCAAGCAGCATGAGTGGTATGCAATAGGTAAGAAACCTTTCGATATTGCTAGACGCGTTGCCACTATGTTGGCCGACGCAAAGTTTGCTACCACAACGGACTTCTCCCGTTTCGATGGGCACGGTTCCAACCTCATGCGTGAGGTTGAGCGTGCGGTCATTCTTCGGTCATTCCGTCGGGTTTATCATGACGAATTAATTCAATTACATAAATCCCAATTTGGCATGACAGCCTACGGAATGTTCGAGACTAAGTATGAGCAAGCTTACGCTCGTGCTTCAGGATCACCTGAGACTAGCATTTTTAATAGCTTAATTAATGCCTTTGTAGCATATGTTGCCCTCAGGTGGACCAAGCTTCAAGGGGTTGAGATACCACCCAAGCAAGCTTTCCATTCATTGGGTATCTACGGCGGTGATGATGGCCTTACTGCCAACGTGGACAAGGACGCCTACGTTCGTGCGGCTAAGGCCATAGGACAAGATATCACTGTGGAGCTGGTGCAGCGTGGCATGTTTGGAATTAAATTTTTAGCCCGCATTTATTCGCCGGACGTGTGGTTTGGTGATACCAACACTTGTTGTGATATCCTGAGGCAAGTTGTCAAATTTCATACTACTGTGCGCCTCAATTCAGATGTTACCCCTATCATGAAACTTCTTGAGAAAGTTAGAAGTTTCATACTGTCAGACCCCGATACTCCGATAATCGGTGAGTTCTGCCAGCTTGTCTTACGGATACATGGGCGAGCCATCGATTTTGATGAACGATGTGCTGCTGTGTCTACATGGACTGCCCGGTATGATGCAGAAAGCCAGTATCCGAACAGGGCTGCCGAGTGGATGGTTGCTTACGCGCAGCAAAGTCTACCCGGTTTTCAATATGACAGATTCCGTGCTTGGTTAACTCAAGTCCAAGATCTGAACGCCTGTCTTCGAGCTCCCATGTTTATGGAACCAATCGAAGCCGAGTCTAAGGTCCTAGTTGCTATAGATGATGACGTATTACCAAGAACCTCGTCCGCACTAGCAAAACCTGAGTCCGCATTTCCCCCTCCACCCGTCGCTAAAACCAAAACCCCGCCTTTACCATTCGAACAATATAAGGCTAAACGAATAGCGGAGGGAAAATGGGTGGACAAACCACGGAAACATCCTGCCAGAAACAGTGACGCACTTAACTCCCCGCAGGTTAAAGCCTATCTGTCAGGTGAGTCTATGGACAAACCGTATGTCCCTAGACCCAAAATCCCTTCCAAACGTGAGTGGAAGGCTATTGGCCC